ATTATCAGTAACACCCCCGGGAATTAACTTTGTTTCCGCCGGTACTACAATCGACGCGTCTTGAGCATCAAGAGTTACGCTTACTGAACCTGTGTCTAGCCTTACTGGGAGAACCCAGTCGGGTTGATTGCCAGAATTAAGCCAAACTCTAGGAACTGCAAAAACTTTCAAACCTTCTTTACTTTCATTAGCTTCTAAATCAAAAACTTCATTTGCCATTTAATTCACCTCTCTAAAAATCTATTCATTGTAAACCGCCCCAACAACCTCTCCGGAGAAAAAAGCTCCCCCTCTTTCTCTAGTTATATCGACAGTTCTGTATCCTTCGTCATTAACCATTATCAGGCCTTCTTTATACATCTTTACATCCCCAGCCATAATTTCGCCGAATTTATTCAAAAGTACATTCATAGCACCGGATTCATCATAACCCTGGATACCTTCGCCAGACATCTTCCAAGCGTCCCACTTGCTAACAACAACCTCATCTTCCTGAGGGGGTAGTCCTGTAACCATTGCCGATTGAACCTTTTCTTTTTTCTTGCCTCTAATAGTGAAAGTCCCGGCGGTCATGATTAGATTTGCTATTAATTCATCTGACATTATCTTTTTAGCTGAAACATTTTTTATCTTAGCACTGGTTATTGTTGCGTCTGCTATCTTGGCTGCATCGACAGCTAAATCTTCAATTTTTGCATTAGTTATAGCTGCATCTTTTATGTGAGCATTACCAACAGCTAGATTTGCAATTTTAGCCTCTGTTATAGCAAGATCAGCTATTTTAGCTGTACTAACAGCAAGGTTTGCTATCTTAGCATTTTCAACCGCTGCAGAACCAATCTTTGCACTGGTTATTGTTGCGTCTGCTAACTTTGCAGTGGTAACAGCAAGATTAGTTATTTTAGCATTGGTTATAGCTGCATTGGCGATATGACCAGTGTTAACAGCAAGCAAAGCTATTTTGGTAGCGGTAACAGCTTCATTGATCATGTGCTCTGTATTCACTACCTCATCTGCTATTTTGTCACCATCTACTGCATCAAGGGCTATTTTCGCTTTGGTTATAGCTGCATTAACTATATCGTCTGCATCAACTGCAGCGTTCATGACTTCTGACCAGTCAATTCCACCAGCTGTAGTTGCAGAAACAATATCTGTTTTGATGCTTTCTCCGGCCACTGTAACAAGCGAAGCCTGCACATTATAAGTAGTCGATTTTTCAGCATCAAAAGAGTCATAATTATTCTTTGAAAAATATTTTTTGTAGCCTGAACCATCATCAATATAGAAATTATATCCTAAAACATCGCCTCTGGAAGATTCGTCACACTCTACCCAAATGTGGTTGAAAGAAGCTTTAACCACTAAGTTGGTTGGCTTGTTTACCGGCAACCCCTCAGTATTAGATTCAAGTTCTAATTTATCTGTTTCTTTGTATGGGCTGCTAGCCATTACTGACTCTATCTCGCCTTGAAAATTAATTGGAGGTTTCACATAAACTCTCCCGCTCAATTCTGTTGTCATGTAATTGTTGTTTGCTTTATGAGTTATATTTTCTAGCATTACATTTTCAGAAAAACTTCTTTTGACTACTTTCGGTATATAGTTTATGCCTAGATAAGGAGAATAATGTATCTGGAAGTTAACCTCTTTTTGGTCTTTGCATTCATAAAAGTGCATGTATTTTGATAATATTTCAGCATGATCTTCAGTCTGAACAAACTTATTTTTATCAGGAGAATAAGTTTTATCCGGTTGAACAACTTCTGTGTATGAGTATTCATTATCAGATAACTTTTCAAGTGGCTGACCGTAAATCTTAAACTGCTGAATATATAAATCTTGGTCGCTGGTATTATGGAATCTGACTTTACCGCCTGTTTGGTCAACATCAATGTCATACTGAAAATAAGTAGACATATTATTTCCAGAAGAATCTTCTACCCTTATTTCTGGAGCGTCCGCTTCTAAGTTAACCGCTATAGAAGTGGGCCAGTTAATTTTTACCCAGGCACTTGTCTGTCCTGCGTCTAATAACATATTAGCTTGATCAGCACTTTTGTTATAAGTTTCTTTGTTGTAGTACATCCAACAAACCTGCCTATCTACAACTCTGAACTGGTCATATTGAATAGAAACCCTATCATAATCAGAAGAAATGTTATTAAACTCCATTTTTTTAACTATGTTTTCATCAAAATCAACTTCTGTTTCTATGACATCCATGCCATTAAACGGTGTTTCCAGTATTAATTCATCTTCATTGCTCATGTAAAGAGAACCGTAAACACTTTTTATCAACTCGGAAAATTCATCCATTACTCGGTTATCTTTTTCGAAATGAGCATAAGGTACGCTTGTGTGGTTCCCAGCGGGATCTGTTACATTTTCAAATATCAAATCGCTCTGGTCAAAACCTATCTTATTCGCTAAATAGTGTGCTAAAGATTGGCTAACATCATTAGTATTACAAATATCCCAATCCAATTTCACTTCATGGTTTTCAAATTTTGCTTTAAGCCCATCTTTTATTCTGTCATAAATTTTTATAGGGTAAACATGCTTTAGATTTTCAAATTCTTCTGGGAAACTCTGGATATAACCTGTAAAAATAGTTATTTCTATCTCAGATTCAACTAACTCAATATCTTTAGAAGGTGGGAAACCTGTTATCATAGCCGAATCTACTTCTTCCCTTAGGTGCCCAGAGAAAAAATCTTTAACAATTATTTTGTCTTCTTCTCTTATGAAATTGTTTATATTTTCGTTCGTGTTTAAATTTAAGTCAAAGCTTGCTGTGTCAGTAGAAATAATGCCAATGAGGCCGTTTTTTTCTTTATTAATATTCAATGTGGTTAAATTTACTTTTTCAGTTATATCTTGATCTAAAGTTTCATTATAAATGACTATTCTGTGATCTTGAGAATTATTAAAGTTTTTGCAATCTTCCTGATAACCATATGGAACAGCTATTTCTTTCGGCACTATTACCACCTCCTCCATAAAAGAAAGACCAAGCAAACGCCTGGCCTTTCAAATATAATTATCATTCTATTATTTCTATTTCTTTTACAACATCTTTTTCATACATAGCAATGTATTTATCATCTTTTTGGAAGTAATAAACACCGCTATGCGGTACAAATGAGTCTGCAGCAATAGTTTTATTTTCTCTGCCATCATTAAATTTAATTAAATAACTATTCATCTTATTAATCACCTCTATTTATGCTTCATCATCTTCTTTATCTTTAATCCACTTTAAAAATTCTTTATACAGGTCCTCTCTATCGGTGCCCATGAAAGTGTTATCGTGTGGAGCAAACTCATAAGTATAATTATTAATAGTTCCTCCACCTTCGCCTTCAGGTACACCAGAGCCGCCATAGTAATCATCAGAGCCAGTTGAATCATCACCGGTAGGCACCTTAGTTGTATCAAAGTCCATTCCAGCCTCTCTGAGTTCATCCTGCAAGTTATCTAAAATACCCTGCATGTTATCAAAATCCTGCTCTAAATTACCAGTAAAATTGATGTCCTGCCCGTCAAACCACTTGCTGAACATTTCTTGATAAACTTCTGATTCCATAAACGCTTGGATAAGGCCATCTTTAGCGGACTCATAGATTGATTCACCTAGAGCAGTTCTGAAATCAAATAGGTCTTCTGACTCTAGAGCAGCATCCATTGCATCACTTAGAGCATTTTTGACTTCCTGCATTTGCTGAGTTATCTCTTTTGACTCATCATTTAACAGGCTCATTTTCTCAAGCAGGTTGTCGATTTCTTCTTCGGTCATACCTGCAGCTTTGGCTTGATCAGTAAATTGCTCAATTATAATATCATTGATACTCTCCATATCTTCCATATTTTTTGAGATATCAATAATATTGGAGAATACATTCTTAAGGCTTCCACTTTGCAGAATGTCTTCAGCAAAATCTAAAGGATTATCTCCTGAGTAATTAGCAAGTCTATCTGTTAGTTTTCCGAATAGATTCTTTAGTTGAGCATCTAACTGGTCCAGCTCAATATCATAGAATATACTGGCAATGTTACTTTTGAGAGTATCGAAGTAAGATTGCAAGCTACCAATTAGGCTGTCTAAAGCTGACTCACCACCAGAAAAAGCCTGAATGAATGATGATCTAACATCACGCATGATAGTGATTATTCTTTTTCCACCATCAACAACTTTATCAGCATACTCATTTACCATAGCATCTATTTCTTTTTGATGGCTGCTTATACTTTTACCTGATGCCTTAAAGAAATCCTCAACCTGTTTTCTGTATTGATCAACTCTTTCACTTGCATTGAGGAATTCAACACCAGCAAAACTTTCTAACCTGGTACTTTCCTGTAATTTACCAAGAGTAGATTCTAGGTCCTTTAAAGTGTTAAGGTAATTACCGAGTTTAGTTTTAAAGCTACCAAAATTACTGGACCAGCTTTTTAGTTCTCCACTTCCTGCCCAGCCAGCATCCATTGTGTCAGCTATATCCTGAGCTACACTTTTTAGTTGAGAACCAGAAACATTTCTAACCTGATCATAAACATTCTGCAGCTGATCTAACCCCATGCCACTTAATGAACCCGGTGTATTAATACCCATCTGATTTCTTAAAAAGCTTTCAGGGTTATAAGTTTTAGTCTCTTCATCATCAAACCAAACATCTTCCTCTTTGACATTGTAAGCGATTTGACCAAAATTAGGTCTTAGATTACCTCTTAAGCTGTTATAGACATCATCTAAAACAGATCTCCCTCCAGCTATATTAGAATTAGTAGGGTTTTGAGAGAGATACTTAATTAGATTAGTTGTAGTTTCTTTAGTGTTGCTCTCGATCTGGTTAATTTTATCTAATTGTTCTCTATCCAGTTCTAGCTGCTCCTGCCAGTACTGCTGAGCTTTTTCGTTTCTGGATTCATTCCAGGACTTGAAAGCACTAACTGCTCCCAATGCAACATTTGCCATGCCGAAACCTGATGTTATTTTGCCCATCATATCAGTCGCATTGCCGAAATTCTGGAACTGATCATACATGTTTTTGCCACTGCCAATTAAATTGCCCGCCAATCCAGCTGTTTCGCTTCCAGTTATATTTGCAATATTATTAGCAAAGCTGCTTAATTCATTGGTCAGATCAGAAAGACCAGCTGTAAATTCTTCTGTATTTCCTGATATATCATCTAACTGTTTTTCTATTTGTTTTCTAAGCTCTTCATTTAAGTTGTTAAGTTCATCCATCTTATCTTGATATTCAGCTTTCATCCCTTTAAACCCAGAGACTAAATCAAGTATATGATTAAAATTCTCTGTGTCTTTAGAAACTTTTGCTAAATATTTAAGTGCTGGATTATCACCTAAACCAGATGCTTTCAAAGCCCATTCATTTGCAACATTTGGTGGTACATAAGTTCTTTGGTCTGCTGGGCCACCTCTTCTAAATCCACTAAAGTTACCAGAGTTAATAGCTTCTAATATAGGTCTCCATCTGCCTGTAGAGGCTGCATTAATAATATATTCCCCGTCGCTTAACATGGCGGGTATGCTATCGGAGGTTGAAGTTCCTGCTCCTGATATATAACCTCCTGCAGCCATATGAGGTTTAACTTGATCAGCGTTTCCATCTAAATTCCAGTCTAGAACATCTCTCATTGCAGGATTGTTTTCCATAAAAGAGGGGAATAAAGGAAGATCTAAAAATTGTTCTTTTATTTTTTCTCCCAAACTGTCTGCTTTTTCTCCTAATTCTAAATTCAATGCAAGTGTGAAAGCTAAAACACCAGCCTGTGGGCTTCCGGTAAATGAACCTATTCCTAAACCTGCTGCTAAAGCGGCGGCAATATTCTTGCCGACATCCTGCCAAGTTTTGCCTTTATCATTAGACCATTCTATTAATTGAACACCTAAAGACATTAAACCTAATGCTGCTGGCCCGGCCAATGCACTCATTCCTGATAACTTAGCTATAACCGCCGAGCCTTGAATAGCAGCTTGTATCGCTGTTATTAATGAGGTAACTGCCATATCAGCAAGCTTTAATCCTACATAAATTGCCATTCCTGCCTCAAAAATATCTGTACCGATATCTAAAGCATCTGACCAATCACCTGTATTAAATGCATTTTTAATAGACTGATAGGTTTCGCCAGTCCATTCAATGGTAGCTTTAATAACTACCTCTGCATTCTCAAAGTTAACACCAATATCAGTAGCAATTTCTCCAGCTTGGCTAAATTGCTTATTTTCTTCATAAAAATCACTGACATTTGGTATCCAGTTTTGATTAAGTTCATGAGCTGCCGAAGGTGCATAATTAGATCCGAGATATTCAATAAACTTATCCTGCATTTTATCGCTTAAATCAGATAAAGTCTGATCTGCTTTTAGCTCATAATTTTCTTTAAACAGTTCCCAGTAGTTAGTAACAGTTGTAGCTGCAGCTGCTGCAAACCATTCTTTTGATTGAGCTTCTAATCCTAAGGCAGATTCCATACCTTCAAAGAATTCCTGATTAGAGTTTAAAGCAAATTGATAGCCCTGGTCTCTAAAGCCGGTCATTCCATAGGGTACGCTTGAATTTGCTCCACCTTCTGCTCTGTAAATAGCCTGTAGCAGTTCACCTAAACCTTCATTGCTGGTCTGGCTTTCTAATTGTTCTTCAATAGAACCAGATCCGTTATAAATGCTGTTCTTTATCCAGTCACTAAATTGACCGGCTATGTCACCAACTTTTTCAAAACCTGCAACAGAAACTTTGAGCGTTAGTTCTAAGGCTTCGTTTAAAGTTATATTTCCATCACTATTTATGTCAAATTTCTCAGTTAACCAGTTCCACAATGAGCTTAAGATAGGTCCGGCAACATTTTCCCACAGCCAATTAGAAATCTTTATCAATGGTAAAATTGATTCAGCCAAAGAAATAGATCCATCTTCATTAACATCATATTCGTTAACTATCCAATTCCAGAGTGATTCACCTGCACCATTTACTGATTCAAAACCCCACTGGCCTATACTAAGAGTTATCTTGCCTATATCCTGAGCTTTTTCGATCCAAGTAGTATTCTGCCACCATTCTTTTAATTCGTTCCATTTTTTGATTGAATAATCGACTGTATTTTTGGTGCTTTCCTGCAGATCACCCCAAAGCTCAATTATTTTACTTATAGCTTTATCGGTTTTATCTCTGATATCCCACATGTTAAGATACCAAGCAGCTCCAAAGGCAAACATCGCTGTAGAAACTATTCCTATTGGTGTTAATAATGACATTAAGGCTGTGCCTACAGTAGCAAAAACAGCAACTGTGGCTGTCATTCTAAGAGCAAATGTTAATATAGACTTAATAGCTTCCCTATTTTCTGAAACAAAGTTTTGTATTGCTAAAGCCCATGCTCCTATATCATCAAGCATTGAGTTAATTTCGGTCTTAAAACTTCTACCAATTGCGATAATAGAGTTAGTAACTCGTTCTTTAGCCTTGTTAAATCTGAATGAAATAGTGTTAGCAGCCTTTTTAAAAGCATCTTCCATGCTGCCAGTTGAATCTGACATAGCATTAACGCTCTCTCTTAAACCATCAACATTTTTAATCATTGGAATTATAGCTCTTGCAGCTCTGATTTCAAAACCTATACTTTGGAGCACATCCTGCATCTTTTGATCTGATAAACCTTCCAACCTATCAGATAAATCTTCTACAATATCTACGATTCCTCTAAATTTACCAAATTCATTATAAACCTCTACACCGGCGTCAGCCAGTTGGCTACTTTTCTGTATTAGTCCATCATAAGCCCTTGCTAAAGATGTACTTGCCATTTCAGCGCTTAAACCATTTTTAGTAACAAAAGCTAAAGAACCATACATATTTTCTAAGCTTTCGTTAAGTTTCCTTGCGGAAGGTAGCAATTCACCTTGAGCGTTTGATAACTGCTCATATGTAATTACACCTTTTCTAACTGTTTGAAATTGTAAATCAAAAACTTCTGTTAAATCTTGTATTTCTAAATTAAAAGCATTTACTGTAGCTATACCAGCGTTTACCGCTGTTTGGGTGTCAGTCATTCCTGCAGTAGCCGCTCTCGCTGATAAGTCCAAAACACCAATGGAATTGCCAGCATCAACACCAGCTGAAACGATATCATATAAAGCGGTAGAAAGACTTTCTGCAGATTCTCCCACTCGGTTTGATACTGATATTACACCGTCCTGTAATTCTCTAAATTTCTTAGAGCTTGTATCAAGCAATGTATTTACATTAGCCATTGCCTGCTCAAATTTAGCAAATTTGTAAATAGGGATACCGGTCAAAGCAACTAAAGCTGTGAATGCTTTTAAAGCAACATCTCTTAAAGTTCTAAGAGCATTTCGCAACTTCATTATAGCTGCATGCATTTTGGCAACTGCTGCTGAAATCTTTTTAGCATAACCGATCATGGAAGTAGCAAAACTTGCAAATTGTTTTTTCATTTCTCTAACTTTTCTGATCATGTCGTTTGCAGGTCCGTTAAATTGATTTCTAGCTCTGATTGCCATTTCTATTGCAACACTCTCATTCATTTGCTAATTCACCATCCTTTCTATTTATCATCTTTATTGTTATAAATAGCATTATTCATTACTCTAATAATCTCCATAACGCTTTCAATTAAATCTGCAGGTTGTTCATAAAAACCACCAGAATAAGGCAGATGAGCAATTTCCCAGTAACCACCCATATTTGTATTACACATCATTTTAACCTCATCAATTTCTTGGTTAAGCTGATTATAATAAGTTTTGTCGGTGCCGGGGCGTGGCTCAGTTGGTTTTCCTAATACCCTATTCCTGCAGATTACTTTAAGAATTTCATGCCTTAGTTTTTTGAATCATCTTTTTTAGATTTAGTAAGTTCATTTATTTTTTTGAACTCTTCAGCAAACTTATCAAGTAGTTCTTGCAGCTCTTCATCATCTAAAATATTGCCCCAAGTAACTTTATCTTCTCTGGACCAATCTGTTAACATTTTATGCAAAATGTATAAATCAAGGTCCTTATTCAGCTCATAATCACTCAAATACATATCAACCGGCTCATTTTCGCCGCGGACAGTCATTTTATTAGGTCTCATTAAATTTTTCATTTTCTTTTTAAGGCCGTAATTAGGCTTTTTCTTACCTTTAACAAATTTATTTCCATCTCTGATAATTAAAAACTTATCTCCAATTTCAACAGTTAACTCTTCTGAATTATTTTCTTCCTGGTCAGGGGCTGGTTCAAAATCTTCTCTAGGCTCTGAACCACCTTCAACCCTCTCTTTTCTTTCTTCCATCTCTACAACTTTGTTATCATCAACCATAATTTATTCCTCCTTAAGTAATTTAAATAAAAACAGGCCATTTTACAGGCCTGTTAGTAGTATTGATTAATATTCTGTGTCTTGATCATCAGTTAACATCATTGCAACATTATATTCTGCAACTGTATCCCAAAAAGCATTTGCTTGAACACTAACAGTTACTTTATCTGGTCCACTAATATTAGCGGTAGCCTGGGTAATCTTTAGCTTTGGATAGTCAAGTGTTAAAAACGGTGTAGTGTCATCACTTGCTAAACCAATATCAAGTTTAAGTGGAATGATATTATTTTCTTTAGCATCGCTTTTAATTGTCTCATAATCTTCTGCGCTAAACTGCATTGTAATATCTATATTATGCTCTCCACCCTGGGCATCTAAACTTCTGCGCTTCTGACTTAATCCATAGTCTTCACCATCAATATTATTGTTATGAGTAAAACTAAACTCATCAACAATTGCAGTTATATCATTATCTGTTCCGCCTGCATCCCAGGTAGCTGTTGTTTCCCAGCTAAATAGTTTTGCTCCTGTATTTTCGTCAGGTGATACCGAGGGTTGCCCTGTACCGTTTTCACTTTCGATTGATAAGATGCTTGCAGTATAAGTAATAATTGACTGCTCGGATAAACTAAACTGCAGCTGACTTATTTTAGAACCTTTGTAAAGCTCCCAGTATGGATCGTCTGAGAAAAACTTAAGGAAAGTCAACCAATTATCTAAGCTCTGGCCCGGTTGAAAAGTGTGTTTATACGGTCCACTTCCAGCCCCTAAGTCTTCTGGTGCAGCCTGTTCTGGACCTATAGCATGTTTTAATATCATTGGCAGAGTTTGTCTTGATACTTCTGCCGGTATATCTCCACCAGGACCCTCGGACGTTTTATAACCATCAGCAGCAAATCTATTACCTGTCAGTGCTTCACTCTGAACAGTATTTATATTATCTTCAAGGTTATTGCCTGTTGCCAGCAATTTAGTTAGAGTGGTTGCAGCTGTAGCTTTATCAGCCTGCTCTCCTATTGCTGTAACAGAATTTCTTCCTGTTGCTCCCATTTATCTCACTCCTTCTATAAATTGTCATAATAATTTCTACCCTCGATTAATATCATTGAAATAAATTCGATATTATCAGAAGGACCGCGTCTCATATATTTAACTGTAATATTAACACCCTGATTAAGCGTTCCATCTAATCTGGGGTTCTGTTTTATAATCTCAACCAAACTGTCTACTTTAGTAATAAAAGCTGTCATATCTCTATTCTCTGGCGCCTCTTCAACATAATATACTTTTACCCTGCCACCATCATCATAATTGAAATTGAGCCCATTCCCGAGCAATGACTGGCCTGTATCTGGCTCAGCACAAATTGCAGGATATTCTTCAGCCACAAAGTCATCAAAATAGCCTGTAAAGTCATAGTTTATTGTTGTATTAGCAACTAAAATAGTTTTGACCGCTTCTATTGATTGACCCATTATACTCATAATTCACGCCACCTTATTTTTACTTTTACAACTGACTGCCAGGCCTGCAGAACTTCATTGAACTCAGGTTGAGGTGATGATTCATCATATTCAACTGAATAAGTTTTGATATTTGCATTTGATAGATCAGCTTCATCTAAAACTTTCTTAACTTCTGAAATAAACCAGATAACTGCTATATCTCCATTGCTGACGTTAGAATAACAGTTAATAAAAAATGGTGTCTCAAATATTCCTTTTCTGTTTTTATGTTTATGATCAGTAACAATTTCATGACATATAGCATATTTATCAAACCCCGGGCCAGTTTCATCCGGTTTCAACTGATTAAATTTAGTCATAGGCCTTATTTTATCTAAAGCAGTAATGTTATTTAGCAGCTTAGATTCTAAAGCCTGTAGTAAATCCAACATCAAAGCTCACCAACTTCCTGATTTCTCTCTGTACATAAGCGATTATTTTATATTTAGCATTCTCCCAGGCTGTATGCATGAACTTATAAGCCTGAATACCAGGGGAATCACCGTATTTATACCATGCAGGTTTATTAGGATGTCCGGATTCTGCTCCGCGTTGGCCGGTCCCGTATTCAACGAAGGGCGCATACTCCATTGGAGTCGCAACAACTCCATCCACATAACCAAATTTATTGCGGACGAATGAAAAAACACTGGCTCTCAGAGTCCCGGTGTCAACAAGCCCCATATTAGTTATTTGTCTTTTAACCTCAGCTTCTAAAATAAAAGCGGCCTGCAGCATTATAGTTTCAAGTTCTGTTTCAACATCACTCTTAATCTTTTGAAACTGATGAATTGTTTTATCTAAGCCTTTAAAATCAACTTCTATCCATGCATTTTGTGCCATATTATAATCACCTAACTTAACCTAACTAAGCTGCATTTTACTTTCCTGTTAAAAGGCTTTCGTATCGGACAAACTATTTTATACTGGCCATCTATAATATCGCCTTCTTTAAGTTTATCTGTAAGCACACCGGTTAAATGAGCGCTGCCAGTGTAAGACTCACCCTGTTCAGATGTATTATAAGATGCTGCATTCTCAACTATTTTGCAGGGATAATTTTCAATGACAGTTTCAAAACTCGGATCAGTCCCGGCCCCATCATCAAAATTATAATCAGATCCAGAACTATCATTAACGCTATCTACCTGTCTGGTTACTGTTACATTTTTATAATCCATATATTCCACCTCAGATTAAGTCCACTGAAATAGTCGAGCCTGAATCTTCCTCATTTTCTTCATCTACATAATCTTCCCACATATCCATAACCTCGGCCGGAACATCAGAAAACTGTCCGAATTGATTTTTGACATTATACTTAACACTTGAATCCTCATCAGACTCTGATTCAGCGCCAGTTTTTCTGGAAAAGTTGAAATCAACATATTTACAGACGCTGACTTTTAAGACTGGATCAGTTTGTAACTCTCTGGTCACTTTTTCACATTTAGAATTACCTGCAGCTAATAACATTTCTAGCTTTTTATCATATTGGTTTATTTCTTCTGGGATCTCTAAATAATCTTTAACTTCGCTTAAGGTAGCAAACTCAACCATTATTATTCACCGTCTTTTTCAGCAAGTGTTTCTTTTACTGCAGTTAATAGTTCATCTTTGTCATTCCTAAGACTGCTTCTGCCTTCAAGTTGTAAATCCTGAGCAACATCCATTAATTCAGCTACTGTCATTTCATCCAGTTTCTCATCAGTTGGAAATTCATTTTCTTCCTTATCTGAATTATCATTTTCTTCATTTGGTTCATCTGGCTCCTCAGGTGCTTTATTCTTTTGTTCAACTTCGCCTTTAACCTCAGAAATCAATTCATTTTCTTTAAAGAATTCTACATCTTTTTCATCAATCTCTATCTCAGCACCAGCTGTATTTCTTTCACCATGATATTTAACTTTTTTTGCTAAATTAACTTTAACCTTACTCATTATTTATTGCACCCCTTTCAATAATAGGGCCCATTCCTGGACCCTATCACTTAATTATATTTAGTTTGATTAGGCAGTGTGCACATTAAGCACATAGACCTGATCTATCCTCTCGAAACTCGGCAGCATAATTCCTGAAACTGTAGTCTTAACATTTACAGGAGTTGTCTCCAGCTCTGTAGTAACAGCAATACCTGTATCAACTATCTGAACATCAGCATTGCTTTGATTAGTCATAAGATCAGACTCTTCAGGAGTAGTACCATAATAAGTATTACCCAGAGTTCCAGTAGGTAATAATGAGAATACATTATCAGGGAAGAATAAGTTCCCGGACTGATTTTTAACTGTTTTAGAATATTTTTTATTATAAACTGTAACAGTTAATCCGAGTTTATTAGAGAGATAGTTTCTCATTATCTCATCAGTC